ATCCAAAGAAACTGATCTACCATCTTTATAAAATGCTGGAGTTCCCGATCCAGAACTATTGATTGTGAGTCCTGTAATAAAAGAAGTATCGACTTTTGGAACAGTAGCATTTTCACCAACAACAAACTCAAGACTTGCAAGATATGGATAATCTAAAGCAAATCCACCACTATTAGGATTTATTTCTGGATGCATGTAAGCTTTAATATAAGTCAGAATACTTTCTAGTTGTCTAGCTTCTGCTTCTGACCTTGGTGACAACTTCCAGTTAAAACTATATGACTTAACTCTCACACCGTCAAACAATGTTGTTAAGTGTGGGTTTCTTATAAGACCAGTTTCTAACTGAGCAAGCTGACCAATTGTCGTACTGCCAGAAGCGCCTGTATCTGAAATGCCTGGGGTGACGGCTGCAATTTCTAATGCAGTGTCTTTAATAAATTGAATAGCACCTTTACCAGACTTTAATTGGTTCGCATAGTCTTCCATTTTAGCTTTACCAGCCGCCAAAACGTCAGATGGAGCATTACCAAGCAAATCCAACTTAGTGTCGTTTACTTGAATTGTGTAATTGTCACTAAGATTGAGTGGAAGGGGCAAACGCATTGTCCCCTCTAATTTGGTAGTTAGAGGCTGATTTGGTCTGACTCTTTGGTACTTTCTAAATGAAAGTATTGAATAGAACTCTGATTCGTGTTCTGGAAATTTGTAGGAAGCTACCATTTTTCCCTCTATAAATAATACTGTATATTTATATGGTAATTTGAAATGGCTTACAAAGGAAAATTTAAACCTCACAATCCTCAAAAATATAAGGGGAACCCCACAAATATAATCTATCGAAGCTTGTGGGAATTGAAGTTTATGAGATATTTAGATACTCACCCCAGAATTATTCAATGGTCCTCAGAGGAAATAATAATTCCTTATGTCAGTCCTGTGGATAATAGGATTCATAGGTACTTTCCTGATTTTTGGGTAAAACTCGAAGATAAAGAAGGCAACATAAATACTATGTTGGTGGAAATAAAACCGCTCAAACAAGTAAAAGAACCTGTTTTGCAAGAAAAAATAACTAAAAGATATGTCAACGAAGTTATGACATACGGCATAAATTCCGCAAAATGGCGGGCAGCAGAAGAGTTTTGCTCTGATAGAAATTGGAAGTTTAAAATTCTAACAGAAAAAGAATTAGGGGTAGGAAAACTATAATGGCTATTTTTACAGACAAGTTGGACCCCAACAAGCCACAGGCAAGAAAATCGCCAGAGGAAGTAAGGCGTTGGTTGATCAATAAGCTTGGTGTGTTTAGAACCATGAACCCAAGAAGGGTTATGCAAGAAAACCCTGAATATTTGAGAACTTCTATTAGACCTGGGTATATGTATCTTTATGCGTATAATCCGAAGCACAGAGCTACACTACCATTTTATGATAGATTTCCATTGGTCTTTCCATTCAGAGCAGTGAAGGGTGGATTTATTGGCATCAATATGCACTATTTGCCACCTATTTTACGTGCAAGACTTATGGACCTATTATACAGAGAATTGAGTGATACGAGATATGATGAGAATACTAGACTCAGACTAACCTATGCTAAGTTGGTAAAAATGTCTTCAATGAAGATATTTGAACCTTGCGTAAAGAGATATCTCTATTCACAACTTCAGACAAAATTCTTATTGATCCCAGCAAACGAGTGGGATTACGCTTTATTCATGCCATTCGAAAGATTTGAGTCTCAAGGTAAGAGAATAAATAAAAATATTGTATTTAACGATTCCAGAGGTCAAATTTATGGCGTTTAATGTAAGAGAAATCCTCTCAAGTATTAGTCAACGAGGAGGACTAGCAAAGTCATCAAAGTTTGCTGCAAACATTGTCAAAGCGCCTGTGGTGCTTGATGAAGATTTAAAATTTTTCTGCGAGACTGCTAGTTTGCCTGGGATTGCGTTTCAGACAGATGAAATTCGAAACTCTGGATATGGTAACATAGAAAAAAGACCGTATGCAACTATCTTCCAAGATGTACAGTTAGATTTTTATTGCGACAATAATGGAAGAGTTTTTAATTTTTTCCATCAGTGGCTACAGTCGGTTTATAACTTTAATGACAAGACACCTCTTGGAGGAAGAACCGCAAGAGGTCTGATTGGCAATACCTTCGCATATCCCAAAGACTATTTTGGGACAATAACTCTTACTGTTTACAACGAGCAAAAACCAGATGGTGAAAACCAAGAAGATGGGAATCCTGTCGTTACATATTATCTGGAAGAGGCTTATCCAATCAACATGGGCGACGTTCAAGTATCATGGGAAAACTCAGATCAAATTCTAAAACTCCCTGTCACATTTGCATATACATATTGGGATTCAGCAACATTGGACCCAGGAACAGCATCAAATCTTTCTAGAACTTATGCTGATACTCTTCGTGGAAACCAAACAAGAATTGATGGTAACTTGAGGTCAATTAGAGAAAGAATTGGAATTGATTCTCCCGATTCATTTGACAGAGAAAATGAATCTCCAACAATCAGAAGAGACCCTTCTTCATATAGATAATTAATATAATATAAGGATTTTTGAAATGGCACTACCTAAAATAAAGCATCCTACTTTTAAGGTTACTATTCCTTCGCTAAAGCAAGAAGTAACTCTTAGACCATTTACTGTTCAAGAAGAGAAGATTCTTCTTATGGCAAAGTCTTCTGAAAAGACAGAAGATATTGTCAGTGCAGTAAAACAAGTCATTCAAAATTGCATAACCGAACCCGTCGATGTGGATAGGTTAGCAACTTTTGATATTGAGTATCTTTTCATTAAGCTAAGAGCTAAGTCGGTTGGCGAAATCGTAGATTTGGAATACACCGATCCTGATACAAAAGAGCTAATCAAATTCAAGATCAATCTAGACGATATTGAAGTAAAGCACAATCCAGAACATACAAATAAGCTTCCTGTCTTTGACGATGTGGGCATCGTCATGAGATATCCAACGTTGGAAGAAATTGAAAAAGTTGAATCCGATCAGAACAGGGAAGAAGCAGCATTCAAGATGCTTCTAAGTTGCATCGATAAAATCTATGATAACAATACAGTCTACACTGATTACAACGAAAAAGAACTAGCAGATTTTGTTAATACCCTTCCTATGGAAAGCATGAATAAAGTTAGAGAATTTTTTGAAACCATGCCTTCTGTAGAACATGAAGTCGAGCTTAAGAATAAAAAAGGAACTACTAAGAACATTACGCTAAAGGGAATTACCAGTTTTTTTACGTAATGACAGGATATAATAATATCTCTGTCTATTATACAACCTTATTCTCTTTGGTTCAGCATCATAAATACTCTTTGACAGAGGTATATGATATGTACCCATATGAGCGTGATCTTTTCGTTGAACTATTGATACAGCATCTAAGAGAACTAGAAGAAGAGAATAAGAAGAGAAATGGCTGATTTAGGTGGTTTAACACAAAAAATTGCTGGCAGAACTGTAGGTGCTGTAAAGTCTACCGTTGGAGTTGCCACAGGTGTAGCTATGGGAGCATACAACACTGTAAAAAGTGGTGTTGTCCAAAGCACAGGCATTAACAGAGTAACCCCAAGAAATATTGCAGCAAGCACGCTTGATAGACTTGGATTGGAAGCTTTCATTCCAGCCCTTTTGGGTCGAGGTGGTGGTCAAGGCGCACAAAGAGATGTGAGAGGTGCTGCACAAGCAGCCTCTACTGTTGCTGCATCTTCCAAGCCTCTAGAAAATTTGTTAAACCAACTCATTTCAATCAATGAAGCAATTCTTGATACCAACAAAGGTATCTTGAGTTCTATGAAAGAACAGAATCAGATTCTTCTTTCTGGAAATGATTTGACCAAAAAACAAATGTTGGCAAATATAGAAGCAGCAAGAGAAGCAGCACAAGTAAAGCCTGAAACTGGTGGAGCAGAAAATGATCCAGCTAAAAAGCAATCTTCTGGTTTGTTTGGAGGAATATTTAAAACTCTCGCATCCATTCTTGGAATTGTAAAAAATATTGGAGGCTTCTTAGGAACTCTTCTAACTACGCTTGGTGGTGTTGCTGTAGGATTGTTTGGTTGGCTAAAAGGAATAAAAGGAATTGGAGCAGTTGTCGCTTCTGTTGGTGGGTTCTTTGGTAAAGTTCTTGCTCCACTTTCAGGTTTCTTCGCAGCAATATCTGGCTTCTTTAGTAAGTTATTGTCCTTCGCAGGAAGAGTTGGAACAGCCATAACTGCAGCCCTAGAATTTTTAGCGCCTGTTGGTAGAGTATTGGGTTCTCTTGGTGGTGCGATTGCTAGATTTGGCGGTATGCTTTTATCTGTAGGAAAATTCTTTTTAGGATTTATTCCTGGGATCGCTCAAGTTGTTGGTGCGTTGCTCGCACTAGAAAGAACTGATTGGTCGATGATGTTCGACAATCTTTCAAAGGTTTTTGGAGATTTAGCCGAAGGAAGATTCTTAGATGCAATAGTAAGAACTGTTGGTAGTATTGGCGATGTAATACTAAAATCTGTAGGAAGAATAGTTCAAACACTACTTGAATTTTTCGGTCTTGAAACTGCTGCTAAAGCAGTTAAAGATTTTCTCGATACTTTCAATTTAGCAGAATTTTTGGTTAATGCTGTCAATAAAGTTATTGATGTTGTAAAAAGTATCGGAACTATGTTGCTTGATGCAGCAAAAACTGTTGGTCAGTTTGCATCAGACGCATGGGATTTCTTTAGTTCTATACCATCAAAAATTGGAGATGTGTTTAGTAGTGCAGCAGATATGATTGGCGGCGCAATTAAAAATGTATGGAACTTCTTCACATCCTTGCCAGGAAAATTTGTAGACACAGTATCAGAATACATTCCAAGTTTCTTAAAGAATGCTTTTAGATCACTATTTGGAGGTGGTCAAGACAAAACACCAACAACTGCTCCTACTCCAAGACAAGTAGAAACACCAAGAACACCACAAGCAGAAGCTCCTCCTGCGGGAGAAACAAGACCTACTACACCCGCAGTAAGAAGAAGACCGATGATTGGCAGCAATCCTAATACGGAATTTGTTGGAAAGTCAGAACAAGAAATATTT